ACGGACCCAGATCGCGGACCCTGTCGATGACATCGAAGTCAGTGCTGTCGCCCCAGATCAGATGGGTGTCGTAACCCGCCGACCGGAGCGCGGCGACCGTATCGGTGAGCGCCACCTTGCTCGCCGGCCAGTGCTTGTGATCCGGCGCGGGCAGATCCACCGACACGGCCTTCGAACCGACCGGCATGGACTGCGTCATCTGTTGAAACGATCCGCCGAACTTGGAGCCGATCTCGAGGTAGCTGCGCACGCCCTCCTCCCGCGCGAGCGCGATGAAGCGCGCCAGTTCCGCCGGGTGCTGCATGATCTTCATGACCGCTCCCATATCGCCGCCACGCCCAGCGTCTTGCTGATGTAGCTGGTGTGAATGCGGTTCAACGGAGACAGTTGCCGGTCGAGTGCTTTCATTTCCGCCTCGTTCTCTCCCGGCTTGTCCGACGTCGCGCGCCAGGCGAACCATTTGACGGTGCGCTCCGCGAAGTCGCGCATAAGCAAGTCCAGCGCCACCGGCTCCATGATCCGTTTCAGTTTGTGATAGGTCGCCAGCATCACGACGATGTCGTAACGCGCCTCGCCGAACACCCGCATCGCCGAGAAGCCCTCACTCAGGTCCACGACCTCAAACCGGCTCTCGACGAACCGCAAATCGGCGAACAGGTGCCGGGCCGTCACGATGCCTTCCTCGTAGATGTCGCAGCCGTGCACCAACCGCGCCCCGTTGTTCGCGAATTCGAACCCGACCAGCCCGCGATTGCAGCCGATATCCAGCACCGACGCGCCACGAGCACGCACGACCAGATCCAGCATCCCGTCCATCCGGATGTCGTGATATCCCGCCACCCGGCGGGCCATCGCTGTCTCGTCGGCTAAGACGGGCATAATCGGGCCATGGCGTGTTCCACCACCTCTTCCACCTCGATCCGGTCCATCGCCTCGCGGCAGTGCTCGCACGGCGCCAGCGAGCCGCAGGCCTCGGCCCCGCCGGTCAGGTTCGCGTGGACGGCGTAGCCGGTGACTTGGGGGGGAACGAAACCACCGAAGAGAACCACGCCGCCCACGCCCACGGCCGCAGCGCCGTGATGCATGCCGCCCTCGCCGCCGACGTAGAGGCAGGCTCCCTCAAGAACCGCCAACGCATGCCGAAAACTCGGACAGGGAATAGTGCGCGCCGCCTTGAGCGGTCGTGCGCCGGGATAATGCAGTTGAACCACCTCCAGCCCTTCGGCCCGCAGCGTACGGGCAACCAACTCATACCGGGCGAACGGCCACTGCTTGTTCGCCACCGGGCTCTTCCCCGACGGGTTCGGCTCCATCACGACGTAGGGCTCGGCCCCTGCCACGTTCGCGAACCGCCGCTCCTTCTCGGTCAGGAACACCTCGCCAGGGATGCAACGGAATTCGTAATTCCACTCCCACCGACCCGGCGCACCGCGGTTGTAAAGCCTGTTGCCTTTGTAGAACGGTATCCACTCCAGGTCGTAGCTGGTGTTGATGTTCGTCCCGTTCGGTGGCGCGATGTTCGGGTTGCCGGCGTAGATCGCCGCGCTGTTGGTGTCCCACAAAATTCGCGTGCCATCGCCGAACGCTACCCTCTTCCGCCGTGCCGCCGCGCCCCGCGCGAGGCCAGACCCGATCAACTGGTCTCCCAGCCCCATCAGACGCCGGCCCCCTGATACGTGATCGCCCCCGATGGTTTCTTCATGCCGCCCACCTGGTCAGTTCGGCCCGCCACTCGTCCGCGTATGGAACGTCCTCGTAACCCAGCATGTCCGGACACCCGAGCGTGAAATGCGCGATCTTCGGATCGATCGCCGGATCGGTCACGCCGATGAGGCAGTTCCACGACTGATCAAGCTCACCGATCAGATCGTCATCGAGCCAAAAGAACCGGTGTAGATCCCGACCCGGCACCGAGTTGATCACGTCGATCGTCAGCGTCCGATTGGCGTCGTGCTTCACGTTCCAGACCATCACCGACGACCAGTTCTTTCTCGCGTATCGCGTTTGGATCTGCCCATCCATCTTGGTCTCGTCACCGGGATCGTGCCGATGCTTGACGCAATAGACGGCCTTTCGCGGATCGAGGTCGTCGAAGATGCGCGCGACATTGGTGCGCGCCAGAACGTCCCCATCACAGAACATGGCCCAACCGTCGCCGGCCAGATGCGGCACCAGGAAGCGGCTGTTGGAATGCTCCGTCGACATCGGCGCTTCGCTGATCAAATCCCAGAGATGTCCGTCGCGCCGCTCGATCGGGCGGGAGAACAGTCCAACACTCTGAAGGCTGGACAAAACCAAACCGAACACCGGCAGACGGACCGTCATGCGGCGATTGATCGAATGCCGCGCGACCGCGAACGCCGCTGCTTCCCTCGGGTCGTAACCAATGAAAATGCTACGATCCATCGAGCTGCCATTCCTTCAACGCGTCCTCGAGGGTGACCTTTGGGAAGCACGTCAGGCTGGTGAACGGCGAGGCATTGAGTACCTGGACACCCAGACCACGAACCTGCGTCGCCGCCATCGCGAACGCGACACGCCAGCGTTTGAAGTTCCACTCCGAAGGTTGCGCGCGGCCGGCGCCGACCGCCGGGCCAAACCAATGCACGCCGTGTTGGTCGGACACGTCGAAACCGACCAGCAAGATCCGTTTCGCCCCGAACTGGATGGCGAGGTTCAAAGCCTGGAACCCGGAGTTCCCGCCCGACCCGATCAGCCCAGGCTCATCGGTCAATAGCCTGTCCTGGTCCTTGTCGATGCGGATGGTTTTGACTTCGTCGCACGGCGACTTGTAGGCCACCTTCAGGCCTCGATAGCCGGGCAACCCATCGTTGTTCCGCCAGAACGCCAGGTCGCATCCGTAGACCATCTCCGCCCACGGGCAGATGTCGACATTCTCTTTGATGGCAATGGTTTTGATGCCCTCAAGCGCTTTGATATCCACCCACCTGGTCGAGGGCCCCGACGCGACGATGGCGCACGCCTCGCCGGTCCAGTCGAGGAACCAGTCAGGCCTTGCCATTATCCTTGACCGGACCCGTCGGGCCGACCTTCACCGTCTCCACCCGCCCCGGCCTGCCCGCCTTCACCGCCTGCCGCCAGTCCTTGCTGACGAGCGGCTGTCCCTCGGTTTCGACCTGGGCGATGAAGAACGAACCATCCCAGGTCACGCCGTCGCCCTTGGCGTAGCGCCTCTTCTCCCAAACCCCACGATCGATGATCGCCGGGATCACCATCGGGAAGTCCTTCACCATGTCGCCCCGCGACAGCCGGAAGGTCACCGTCCGCTCGCCGTCGTGCAGCACGTCCATCTCATCGAAGCCCAACCCGTCCACGCCATCGCGCGGCGTCGGCATCTTCTGAACCTCGCGCACGATGATGTCGGCGAGCACCTCCATGTCGGCGTCCTTACCGTCCCGCCCGACGATCTCACCGAGCTCGCGCAGTGAGCCGTCCGACAGGGTCAGCACCAGCCGACCCGACCTGTCGATGATCGCGCCGGTCAGCCCGATGCCGTCGCGCCCGTCCTCGCCTGCCGCCCCGTCCGCACCCTTCTCACCTGTCCGGCCCATCTCGCCCACCTCGCCCGGCCCGCCATCCTTCCCGTCGACACCGTCCCTGCCATTGACCCCGTCTTGGCCGTCCTTCCCGTCGATGCCATGCCTGCCGTCGGCACCCGCTTCACCCGGCGCACCATCTTTGCCGTCGATGCCATCCTTGCCATCGACCCCGTCTTTGCCGTGGGCCCCGTCCTTGCCATCGATGCCGGGCGGTCCGCGTTCACCAGCCTCTCCAGGAGCGCCGTCCTTTCCGGCGATCCCATCGACGCCATCACGCGGCGGCGGCAGCGCCTCGACCTGGCGGGAGACCTCAGCGATGACCAGTCGCTGCATGACCGCCGGGTCCGCGTCCTTGCCGTCCACGCCGTCCCTGGCTGGCGGCAGCGCGGTGACCAGCTCGCTCACGAACTGACGCAATCCAACTTCGACCTCGCCGCGTAGCGCGGACACGATCTCGGCTGGGTTGACCGGCGGGATCAGCGCGACGGCGGCGACGACCATACCCCGGAGGACACTGGGATCTACCGGGTCGGCATCCTTCCCGTCCGCGCCATTGACCAGCCCGGCATCGAGCACGCGACCATTGGTCAGCGTCAGCAGCAGACGACCGTCAGCACTCCGCAATGCCTCCGAGATCCCCACCGGCTCTACCGGCGCACGCGCCTCCAGGACGGCGATGCGCGCGAGCAACGGCTCCAGCGCCGTGTCGATGTAACTCCGCGCGCCCGAGACCAGAGCGTCGGCCACGGCGTCATGGTATTCCATCGCGTGACCTCCCCCAGCTTCGGTGAATAGCGGACGTCATCGCCGCGGCATTGTCGTTCGCTGAAGCATCGGGTGCCGGCGGCGCGGCCGCGGCGGGTGCTGGCGCGGGGGCCGTCTTCCCGAACGGATCGTCCTGGGCATCGCGCTTCGCCAACGCCGCGAGGCTGTAGTTCTGTTCCTGGAGGTAACAGGCGTCACCACCCTCGGTTGGACCGAGGTCGAACTTCCGGCGTGCCTCGTCGATCGTCATGATCCCGGCGCCGGTCGCCTTGCTCACCGCCTCGACCTTGCGCACGCTGTCCATGCGCAGCAGATCGTCGAGGTCGAACTGAACCCCGTAGATCTTTCCGGGGATCGTTTCGAACTCCAGCCCTTCGTTCAGGCAGGCCTCGATGTTCTCCATGTGGGATTGGATACACTGGCTGTAGTACTGCTGGTCGAGCGCTTCGATATTGTCGTATTTAGGTTGGTCGCCGATCCCGATTTTATGCGTCGGGACGTGGAAGACGCTGCACACCGATTGCGATGACCAGTGGAGCTGCTGAATTAATTGCGCATCGACCGATGTCATGACCATCGGCGCGTAGGTCAACCCGTTGCCCAACACCGCGACCGTGCCGGAATTTGATCCGGTGAAATTCTGCTGCCACTTCTCCTTGAACGTCGCGCTGTCGATGTCGCTGATCTTGTCGGGCGAGGTGAGGATGCCAGACGGCCTCGACCCATTGGCGAAGAACGTCGCCTGATTGCGCTGGATGTTCATGCCCTGCGTCACGGCCAGCCCGCAGGCCGACAACGGGGAAACACCGCATAGCGGAT